GGCAAGGTCAAAGGCATGAAAGCTGGTGGCAAGGTCAAAGGCATGAAAGCTGGTGGCAAGGTCAAAGGCATGAAAATGGGTGGCAAGGTCAAAGGCATGAAGATGGGCGGTAAGGTCAAAGGCATGAAAGCCGGGGGCAAGGTCAAAGGCGGCAAGGCTGGCGGTGCGCAGGTTTCAGGTTTAGGTTTTAAAGGAATTTTTTAAAATAGATGCCGTATTTACAGAGCAACATTCCTTACTTTAAGGCATGGGTTCGTCGTGAGTATACTCATAATCATGAGAAATACCACGGCGAATTTTTACATGCTATGGTCATAGCTGTAACAAGTATGCCAAACAGATCTTTAAGTTTTCAGGTAATCTTTACGGGTTGCGAGGCGGAGGACGAAGAAGAGGATACAGTTCACGGCGGAGCGATGTGGGCACGTATGCCTCTTACGGCTTTGGTTGCGGACATCCCGTTAGCGGAATGGCCTACACCTATGGCAACACATGATGCTCAACCCTGGGACTGTGCTTCTCACCATCATGCAGTGTATGTTTTGGATAGAGCTACGCCGTGCCCATGGATGGCAAAAATCAATGGACAGTTTTTCCCTGCAAGGTACTTGTTCACGGTGGACTATACGGAGTCTGAAATAGCGGATGATCCCGCGCAACATAAACAGAGCCATGTTTTGCAGTTGTTAGATGCAGGGGAGTGGACAGGTAATATAGTAGCTTTACCAAACAATCGAGTGCGTGTAACGCATCCTGCTTGGTTTGCGCTAGGTGAGGGTGCCCCAGACTTCAGACCGTCACAACATATACACTATTCAAAAAGTGATTTAGACTATACACTGGATGTTAATAGAGTGTTCGATAATCTTTATAATCAGGAGGATGACGATGGATAACTCTGAGAAGAAAGCTCCCAATGAAGGGGTAAAAGCACTGAGAGAACAGGCTAGGACGAATCCTAACGCTCAAAAGGCATTGGATAGGATAGGCTATAAAAACGGCGGCTGTGTCATGGTCAAGACAAACCAGAAACCACATATGAGTTGATGCTATGACAACATCAGGATCAAGAGACTTTAACCTCGATGTCGCGGAGATCATTGAGGAAGCTTATGAGCGTTGCGGCATAGATGTTCGCACAGGTTATGAGGCTAGGACAGCGCGTCGATCTTTGAATCTGATGTTTGCTGAATGGGCTAATCGGGGTTTAAATCTTTGGACAGTTAATCAAGCTACGATAAGCCTTGTTCAAGGAACATCCGAATACACTTTGTCAAGCGATGTTGTGGATTCTCTTGAAGTAGTGCTTAGGAGAAGTGGAACTGATTTTGAGGTTCAACGTATTAGTCGTGGAGACTACGTTACACTTCCCGATAAAACAACGCAAGGTCGCCCAAGCCAGTATTACTTGGACAGACAAATTGCTCCAAAATTAAATTTGTGGGCTGTACCAGAAAACTCTACAGACCAGATTATCTATTACTATGTTCGTAGGATTGAGGACGCAGATGCATTGGTCAATACTACTGACATGCCTTTTCGTTTTTATCCCTGCATGGTAGCAGGATTGTCTTATTACATAGCGATGAAACGTGCCCCAGACCGTATTCAGATGTTAAAGATGGTCTATGAGGAGGAGTTCCAACGTGCAGCGGACGAGGATCAAGGTCGTACTCCTTTGAAGCTTCAACCTAGTCTTAGTTACTTGAGGGTCTAATGGCTTACGCAAGCGGTAAAAATGCCTATGGTATTTCTGATCGATCAGGGCGCAGATACCGTTTGCATGAAATGAAAACTGAGTGGACTGGGGCGAAGGTTGGCCCTGATGAGTTTGATACTAAACATCCGCAATTGTTTCCTCCTAAAGCTTTTCCAGATCCTCAAGCTTTACGTGACCCTAGACCTGAATCAAATTTATCAGAACAGAGGGCCGTGCAACATGGTTTTAATCCTGTAGGGTTTCAATCTATTGAAGGATTATCGCCACCGAATAATTTAGTTGCTACAGGTTCTGTGGGCACAGTTACAGTGAGTACATCATGAGCTTTACATATACCACGTTGAAACAGTCCATACAGGATTACACTCAAAATGACGAAACAACATTTTTGAGTCAAATTCCTTTGTTTATAGAACTTTCTGAGGAACGTATTTTAAAAAACGTACAGTTAAGTTTGTTTCGCAGAAATGTGTCTGGATCGTTTTCGTCTTCAAATAAATTTTTAGCTGTTCCTAGTGACTTTCTTGCGCCAATGTCTTTATCTTTTACAAATTCTGACAGTGAGTCTGTGTTCTTAGAGTTTAAGGATGCGGATTTTATTCAGTCTTACAATCCAAACCCTGCTACTACGGGGATTCCCCGGTATTATGCTGTTTTTGACGTAGACAATTTTATTGTAAGTCCAACGCCCAACAGTAGCTTTAGTGCTGAATTACACTATTTGTATAGACCCTTGAGCTTAACACAAAGCAGCTACACTTTAACTCTTACAAGTGTTTCTGGGACTTTTACAGCAAGTGATACGATTACAGGTGGTACGAGTGGTATGAGCAGTGGTGTTGATAGCGTTCCGACCTCCACCACTTTAACCGTGGTTATTCCAAGTAGCAACTATACTGTAGGTGAGACAATTACAGCTAGTCCAAGTGGCGCAACAGCGACCATTTCTGCGGTTGGAGCAGACACAACGGTAAGTTGGTTATCTGAAAATGCAAAGATGGTTCTTCTGTATGGGAGTTTGATTGAAGCTTATGTCTTTATGAAAGGCGAACAGGACATGCAAGCTCTGTATGAAAAACGTTATTCTGAAGCATTGGTTGGTTTGAAGATGTTGGGTGAGGCAAAAGAAACAACGGATGATTACATGAGCGGGAAGGTTAGAAGGCAGAAGCAATGAACAGTATGTCTTTTGGCGTTAGTATGTCCAATGATTTTAAGGTGGATGTTACTACGACTAACAACCGTGGAGCAACGCCTGAAGAGGTCGCGCATCGTTGTACCAACAAGATAGTGGGTATTTCTGAGAATGCTCATCCTGCTATTCGTGAACAGGCAGCGGAATACAGAGAGTCGATAGAAAGAATAATCGCGATATATATGCGACAGGCTATCCAAAGTGATCGAACTACGGTATATAATGCAATTAAAGACGCAGGCCAACCTGAGTTGGCTGAGTATATAAGGAAAATGTAAATGGCTTTTAGTGGAAACTTCTTGTGTACGTCTTTCAAACAAGAATTGATGACGGGCACTCATAACTTTACCGCAACCAGCGGCAACACGTTTAACATAGCATTGTATGATAACAGTGCTAGTTTCACCGCAGCAACAACAGCGTACACTACCTCGAACGAGATTAGTGGAACCAACTACAGTGCAAAGGGTCAGGCTCTTAATCCGGTTACCCCTACAACTAGCGGAACAACGGCACTTGTAGACTTTGCGGATGAAGTGTTTTCCAACGTAACTATATCGGCGGTGCGTGGAGCATTGATATTTAACGACTCAGCATCAGGTGATCCCACGGTAGCGGTATTAGACTTTGGCGCGGATAAAGCCGCCAGTTCGGGTGATTTCACCATTGTATTTCCCACAGCAGATGCCTCAAATGCGATTATTAGGATAGCCTAGTGTCTAGCGTTATCGTTGCACTTCACGGGTGGAATAGCTCTACCAGAGGGTGGAACGAAGGCGCGTGGAACTCAGAGGTTGCACTTCCCGGTGCTACGGGGTCCGTAGGTTCTTCCACGGTTACGGGCGATGCTAGTGTTTCCGTTACGAATGACGGTGCTACGGGTGCCGTAGGTTCTGTAACAATTACAGGCGATGCAAACGTTTCCGTCACGGGTGTAAATGGTACGGGCGCAGTAGACACAACAACGGTTACGGGCAATGCTAATGTTACAGTCACGGGTGTAAGCGGCACTGGCAGTGTGGGATCGACAACGATTACTGGAGACGCTAATGTTTCTGTAACGGGTGTGTCTGCCACGGGTGAGATAGGCGAACTTCAACAACCTTGGGGGTTAATTATACCCTCTCAGACATCGAATTTTACGGGCATAAGCCCCTCGCAAACACCGTCATGGACGGACATTGCAGCATAGATAGGATAGAACAATGGCAAGCGTATATACGAATGACCTAAGACTAGAAGAGATTGGTTCTGGCGAACAGTCAGGAACATGGGGTGATACAACAAACACCAATTTAGAACTCATAGCTGAAGCGTTTAGTTTCGGCACAGAGGCGATTACAACAAATGCGGATACGCATACGACTACGATTGCGGATGGAGCTACGGACCCCGGTAGGTCAATGTTCTTGAAGTACACGGGCACTTTGGACAGTGCTTGTACGATTACGATAGCTCCTAATACTGTCAGCAAGCTTTGGTTTATTGAGAACGGCACATCTGGTTCACAGAACATTATTATATCTCAAGGATCAGGTGCAAATATCACCATTCCACCAGGGGATACAAAGGCCATTTATTCAGATGGCGCAGGATCTGGTGCGGCAATGGTTGACGCCTTTGCGTCTTTGAATGTGGTTGATCTAAAGGTTCAAGATGATCTGACATTAAGCAGCGATGCAGCCGTATTAGGGTTTGGCGCAGATACGGACGTGACGTTAACACATGTAGCCGACACAGGTTTATTGTTAAACAGTACAATGGCTATTCAATTTAACGATGCGTCACAGTTTATCAACGCGCCCAGTGCTACTGTTTTAGATATAAATGCTACTGACGAGATAGAACTTAATGCAACTCTTGTTGATGTAAACGCTAATTTAGATGTTAGTGGTACTTACACGGGTGCTGGACTAATGACTACAGGGGGGAATATTGTTATTCCTGATGCTGGCAATATTGGTTCTGCTAGTGACACTGATGCTATTGCAATTGCATCAAATGGTGTTGTAACATTTAGTCAAGCTGTATCAGGCACGTCTGCTGATTTTGATGGTGGTGTAACAATAGACAACATCACCAT